GTTATTTCATGAATCTCCATCGGTTTTCCTAACTGTGCGAGTGAATTTATTGGGGTCACGAAACTTGATGGCATTTAAGAACTTGCGCTGTAGATTCTCAGCTTGTTCGGGCTCAAAGTTTTCTTCAATTTGTTCCATGAGCCGTATGGCTGATGCAATGATATTGTCAGCACGATTTTCCAGCACATGTCGGCGATCACGCTCAACATACATGGAGTTTAATTCTTCTAATATGCTGCGTGTCTTTTTCTGCATTTGAATTATGACCTTTTGAATTATTTATTGTTAATTTGGTTTACATTGTAACTTGGGATTATTTAATATACGCACATTTACCAATTAAATATTGTATCATTATGACTACGCCAACAAAAACTCTCTATCAACTCAATGATCAATTCCTACAGGACATCCGTGATCGTTGGTTCTCACAGCCGCAGCCCCGGGTCAGCAAAGCTGAATTTGAATCTGCTGCTGCCCATTGGTTTTTGTCCACTAAAATAAACAACATCGTTGGCACCGAACATTTTCCTTATATAGATACCATTTTGGGCTGTACTCATTTTATTGATTCATTGTTGATAAAATACGGTAAAAATATTCAGGTCTTGCCCGGCGACTACAATTATTATAATTTCATGGGCATCGTACCCACTGCGCAGGGATCGCTGCGTGAAAATACACCATTGATAGTGAGTTTACCCAACTGGCAATATGCCGACATACGCCCGGACTGGGCAGCAGTATTAACAGAGTGTGAACAAAAAAACATAGACATCCATGTGGACATGGCTTGGATTCCGGTGTGTCGTGATATTGAATTGGATTTATCGCATCCCAATATCAAATCATTTGCCATGAGTTTCAGCAAGTACAGCATGGAATGGAATAGGATTGGTCTACGCTGGAGTCGTCAACGCACTATAGACTCCATCACTGTGTTTAATCATTATCAAGGCTATGCCAACGAAGCTGCCATTTCCTGTGGCCACTATATTCTAACAAATTTACCAAGGGATTATGCCTGGGAACGATACGGGGACCAACACTTTGCTGTGTGTGAGCAACATGATCTTCGCCCCAGCAAAGTAATTCATGTGGCACACGATGATTCAGGTGTAGTGGGCATTGCAGGATTACTGCTTGGGTAATTGACTCCAATGTGCATAGAAACTGTATCGTAACACTCCCTCAGGTACTGCAATGGTACTGCAATGCGGCACACTATGGTTCACAGAAACATAGCCAGTGTTGTGATAGTGCGGGATTACATATCTAATGTCATCGCCCTGACTGTTGACAAAAAATGTAGTGCCGCAGTGCGCAGGAGCATCAAACAAATAAATCTGCACTGCAACATCAATAATGGGATTGTCTGTGTGTTCTTCTATTTGGTATCCCGGGGCGTCACGCCAAATTTGTATGCCATGAAAATGCAAGGGCATTCCAAATCTTTCAACAATTAACTGTGTGTTATTGCTGCAGACTTCGTGCAATTCTTCAATGACGGAATCCATTTCCCAGGTTATTTTACGTCTTGGTAGATCTTCTTGCCAGGGCACTGGTTGCCAGGCTGATTCACGTCGTGAGTCAATATACTGTTGAAGTTTCGTCCAGACTGCGCTGTCACAGAAATTTTGAATGTGCCAGAGATCTGGTGATGGTGTAGGCCACAATGCTGAGAGAGCTTGTGCTGCGGTCGCAGTGTTTCGCTGAATCAGTTCGTAGTCTAGCATCAGCCGCTTTTGATTTTACCCAACAACTGTTTGAGCTTTGCACTCTGTACATCAGCATCAATGCGTGGTGAATCCGCTTTTGGCTGCGCCCGAATCATTGGCGGTGCTGTGCTGGCTTCGTCGCTGTCACTATCTGCGACTGTGGTGCGAGCTTTGATTGAATCCATTATGGTACTGGGCTTGCGGAATGCACTGGCTGCAGCATCGTCAATGCCGGGATCAGTGATGCGCATGGTTTCAATGTTGTAATCTAAATCAATCTTTTGTCCCACGCCTGTTGAACTACGTGACTTCATACATTGTATCTGATACTTGCCACGCTCTTTCATTGCACGACTAGTAAAGATACCAAACACGTTATCTGCTGTGTTGATCTTTGAAATACCACCAGAAATATGGCTATGATCAAATTCAATTTCTTCCACTGCCGAACGATTTAACTGCGATGCTGTGACCATTAATATGCCCAGCTCTTTGGCCAAGTTACGTAGTTCTTCTGAAACATACTTGTCCTTGACAAACAAGTCATTGGGGCTGACCTTGGCACTCACCGGCATCAGTAAGTCCAAGTAGTCAATCATCATAAAGTCCACACGTATGCCTGTTTGTATCTGTACTTCTTTGAGATAGCTGCGTATGTCATTGACATTGCTCTGTGCTGGCATGCCCTTGACTCTATACTGTCCGGACTTTTTGCCCACCAGTTTGACTTTGAGTGTTGTGGTGTCAACGTCTTTGCGGATATCCTTGGTACTCATACCAGTCAACATAGCATCAGTTCTCAACGATGTGAGTTCTTCCGAAAGTTCTAATGTAATGTAAACCCCACTGAGTCCGGACTGTAACCAGTTCAATGCAATGTTCATCATCACTAGCGATTTACCTGATCCTGATCCACCGGCAAAGATGTTTAGTTCGCCTCTGCTGAACCCACCATACAGCAAACGATCCATCTGTGGCCATCCTGTTGATACCTGTCCACCCGAATTGAAATATCTGTTGATACGATCTGTGGGATTGTCAAAGTAATCTGTTCCCATGTCTTTTGTTAAACTAATCTGCACAGCATCTTTGATCAGCTTCTCCACAGGATCATAGTCACCTTTTTCCAACAAGTCCGCGGCTTTTAAAATTGCACGTTCTAATTCTTGACGTCGAGTAAATGCTTCAAACTCTGTCATGAACCATTCAAAGTGTCCCTCATTGAGATCACCAATGGGCTGCAGTTGAATACCTGTTGTGGCTGTGATCTGTGCGCGGTCAGGTAGTGTTTTGTGTTGGTCGCTGTGTGCTTTGATAAACTCAGCTGCAGGTCTAAGACTGCGATCAAAGTTTTGTGGATTGTAGATATTTTGAACGCGAACATAGCTCTGCGCATCCTCCAGCATCATTTCCAAAAATAACTTTTGTACATCCGTGTTATAATCTTTGATCATTTATTTTCTGTAGTATTTTGTTGGCAATCAATTTATGAGTTATCTTACCAAACGTTGCTGGATTGCGCTGCAAACTGCAATCAACGTGATACTTATTGTATATTAAACACTGAGGAAGATCAACTTTATGTTCTTCATTGTCCCAGTATATGGTATCATGATTGAGTGTTTTGAAAATTGGCTCAGCTCGTTGTTGAAATTCCTGATATTGCTTGTCAATATCCTGTTCTGAGTTATCAAACTCAACTGTTGCATTGACTCTTTTTCTATTCAAATTATTGAGTTGAAATATTACATAACGTGGAATTGCTGTGGTTAAAATATTTTCCAACAATTCAATTTGTTCGGTATTGGTATGAGCATAACAGCCCCAGGCAAAGTTATAGACCGGTATGCCTGTTTTGTTGGTTATGATTCCTGCAAATGTATCATCAATGTCCAACCCTATACCAAACGAAATTGATCCACCCAACACAACAATGGCGTTGGCGACGTTGTCAAACTCGTGTTGAGCTCTATATCCCAGACTATTAAAACAGTAGTCAACATTGGTTTCGTCATCATACCCAAAGTTTTTTATGGTTTGATTACGGTATTGATACATGTGACTAGGTGCTGATTGCATTGACCAAATCTCCCACAGTCTCAAACCATGTGTTGTTAGTGTTGACATTTACCTTGAATGTTTTCATGACAAAATCCACTGTCATGGCCTCGTCGAACAAATCATAATTCAAGTCAACAAACTTGGTAGTCGGTGATATACCCTTGATGTCAATGTAAAACTCTAGCCAATCAATCAAAATCTTTTCCATTGTTTGCTGTTATATTGTTCTATGATTTCCTGGAACTGCTGCTGCGGCATTGCAGAGATCGCAAGGTACTTGCACATTGCCATGTATTCATTGTAGTTGCCTTGCAAAATCTCATCAACTTGTACTGGATGCGGGGCAACTTCTAGCACCTGTGTTAACTCATCAAAACTATAGACATGATGATTGAAATTTTTAATTATTACGAGTCGCTTGATACGTTGGTCAATTTTATCACTATTATATTTGTTACCTAGCAATCTAGTCACTGACCGGCGATAAAAATCCTGGTCTTCTTGGCTGATGACTTTTTCATACGCCCATCTTTCGGGTATATAACTGTTGCAATGTGTTAGATACAACACACGCAGATTTTCAATAAAACACAGATTGTGAGCTATGTTGGGATGACATCTAAACAATACTAACTTATCACCATCCAGTGCCTGTATTGATCTCTCTGTGAGATATGATTCCCATTTATCTTCGCTGACAGTTAAACTATCTTGATAATCGTGTAAATGATCAAACCAACTCTCGCCAAAATCATGTGCGGTGCCGTCGGCAAAATCTGTTTTTGTTATTGATTCGTACGGCAGCACTTCTGGGCTCAACGCTGCCAGTGTGTATATTAATGATCCACAGTATCCAGCTTTGTATGCAATGGCAACTAGATTATTGTTGCGTATGATCACTGTGAGTAATCCTTGCAATACATTCGTTGGCAAACAATGTGTGTATGTGGGAGTCATCTACATGAAAAAACGGTTTTGTTTTGCCATTCTGATGATACCAGAGATTCGTTGCCAATTCTTTTGTTTGATAATCTGCCAGTACGTTGTCTAAATAGTTGCCACGAATTAACTGTGTGTAATCTTGTTGGTATTCAAACCCTCCCAGACTGTAGGCAAAGTCACGACCCTGACTGTGTAGAGTCTGCAAACAAAATGCAATATAAAAGTAGTTCTTTAACTTTTCAAGATTCTCCGACGCTGTGACACGCCATCTATTGAGTGTGTCAAGTTGCGCTGCGGGCATGGATTGTTCAAAACAATTTGTTAGATACCGTCGCTTTTGAAAATCAGCCAGCTCTACTGCGCTGAGTTCTTTGGGACGAGCAGAGATGTCTGCATCAACTTCATATCGTCCGTCACTGGTAAAAGATAAAATCACAAAGTCAGGATTCAACTTCAATCCCTGTAACAGTTGCATGGCAATTAGAGCATTGCTACAGCCGCCATAGGCCAAGTTGCAGACTTCAAAGTCTGCAGAGTGATCTAGGATTTTTTCACTCCAATGCAGTCCCGGGAACTCTGGGTCAGTTATAGCAAAACTGTCCCCGCAAATTAATATTCTCATGATGATAGTTTCTTTAAGAACTGCTTCTTACTCAATTCAATTTTAATACGACTGGTTTCGCGAGCTTGCATTATAGTCATCAACGTTGTTAACTTTCCTAGTTTGATCACAGCGTCATTGATGTCTTTGACACCGTCGGGCCAGTTGGGTATGCTCACTGACCAACCCAGCTCAATGGCACGATCAATTAATCCAGCACCGGCTCGGTCTTGGTCTGGCACAACTATTACTTCCTTGCCAAGACTTCTGATTAATCGCACCTGTGCATCGTTAATCTCGTTGTGCATCACAGCCAGTCCAGCAATACTCAATGCGTCAAATATACCTTCGCATACTATGGCATACTGCCAGTTGTCTTTTTGCAAGTCTGTACCAAACACATACCCAGGTTGCATGTTGTTGATATACTTGGGCATACGATCATCTAAGAATCGTATGGTATAGCCCACAACAACATTGTCATAGGTAAATGGAATTACTACCCCATTTCTTGTATGATGTTGTTTGTTGGAATCACCATTCCAAATAATCATGTAAGGATAGTCCAAAGGCGCACAACGACGCACCAGATACTGATATTCTTCACTGTCAGGATCATCTAAAAATTCAGTGTGCGTGGGCAAATCAGTTTCATCAAACTTAATATCAGCCAACTGTCCATATACACGTTGTCGATCATTTATTATACCTTCAACGCTGCGATGCTTTAAGCTCTCAAGATTTATACGCTCAATTTCTTCCTGGGGAACATTTAACCATGCCAGCAGCCGACGAGCTTTTAAACTGACATTGCGGCCAATAATAAAACTTGCGGTGTATCCACAATTAAAACAATGATAGCTCCAGCCCTGATCTGATGGCTTGATGCCACCACGTTGCCGACGATCTGCAGTATTGCCGTTGTGTTGGCAACACACAGCATTGAAACTTATCCAACCAGAGGCTGTTTGTTTTCGGCGTGCGGGCAAGTAAGATAATACATCAATCATCCTTGTATTATAGACGAATCTATGTGAGAAATCAAGAGATCTGCAATGATCTGGTGACCCTGCTCGTTGGGATGTTTTTTGGGTGCCCAACAGTTGGTGTGTGCGGCCAACATAGATCTAAGACTTTGTTCGGGCCAATGCAGCGACTTTGGCGCAGCAATTGGCAAGGTGTTGATGGTGTTGAACTGCATGACATTTGGTCGTCCATCAAAGAACAACACTGTTTGTAGGTAATTCATTGCACTGGTTTCTGGACTACTGGTTAATCCAATATTACTTTTGACCATAGTGACCCATTCATCAGTGTAGCACTCCGGAGCATGTATCCATGCACTGTGTACGTATCTATGCCAGGGTGCATCATTGGGATAAACAACATGCTCGGGATTATAATAACTCATTCTACCAGCATCAGTGAGTCCAACCAAAATCAGTGTTGATTCTTGGTCGCTGCGATTTTGTTGCCACCAAAGATAATTCCAAATTGTGCTTTGAAGACTTCCACCAGGTATGGCAAAATTTTCCACTGGAACATTGTAATGCCGGGCAATGACACCGGCAAAACAATGAGATTCTCTATAATTGGTATTTTCTACAGAGTACGGAGCCAACTTAGAATTGGTGGGATCAACTAACTCGTCGCCCCAGACCCAACTATCTCCAAACGCTGCGATGCGATCAAACTTCACTGTCAACGATAGGTTATACTATCAATCACCCCAGGAGTAATTATCACTTGAGCTGCAATCTCACTTGGCGGCAACGGACTGTACCCTGACCCGCTATTGGTCACTGTGATATTGGTGATGGCACCACTGTTGTTGATATTGGCCACTGCTGTGGCACCAGTGCCAGCACCAACAATAGTCACCAACGGTTCAGCTAGATATCCTGAACCAGCATTGAGTAAATTGATAGCGGTGACTGCACCATTGACCACTGTGGCATTGGCCTGCGCCATTGAAGCACCGTTGGCACCACCATATTGATTAATGGCCACTCGCAGAAGATTATGATATCCCAAGGCAGTGATAGCTATGTTGCCGGTGTTGGCATAGAAGGATTGGCTATCTGTGACGTCATACCAAACACTCTCGTAAGTTTGTGCACCTTGTATTTTGATGTTACCGGTAAATGTATCAAGATCTAAAATAAATGTACCAACGCCGGAATCATTCCCATCAACATAACTGCTGTAATTTTCAGCGGTTGATATTGGTGGCGATTGTATTGGCAATGCCCAGTCCGGGCGTGATGTATAGGGCTGTTGGCTGGGGTAATCAGGTGCTCCGTAAATTGTGGGCACTGTTACTTCTATGCTTGGTCTAAATTCAGGGAACGTAGAATCAAGTATCATTGCTTGGCCTCGCCCTGACGCATCTGCACCGACAAATACCGCAGTATTTTGTCCGGGGGCAATACGTTCAATACTATAACTACAAGTCTGTGCTTCTATTGGATCTAAGTCTTGAACTTCTAAAAATACTTTGATTCTACCAAATGTGGCACTCAGTATCGTTGTGTCCGAAGTCAGCATCAGCGTCCGTCCATCCTGACTGATAAGTCTGAATACAAAGGTGCTGCCCGTGATGTTCACAGGTTTTTGATCTTGATTTAAAAATTCAAACAAGAGTACATTGTCAACTCCCTTGTTGAGAGTAATAGGTTTTGAATACACT